CTTGAAGGTAAGCCTTCTGCTTCGCCTTGTCTCGGGCCTGCTTGTTCCCGCAAGGATAGTAGTATTTTTTCTGGTTTCCCCATTGAGCATAACAACCTTTAGTATCCTTTCCTAGATGAACTGGCATTTCTAAAACTCCTATTCATTAAAAATTATAAAAAATCATGTAATGGTTTTAAAAATTTGAGTCAATAAGCCAAAGGAAGTTTTTCTTTTTTTATCTTTTTTATCAGCCCTTCCAAATCATCCACCCAGTTAGAAGTGAACTCGAAAACATTTATATCCTCCTGTAGAACGAAAGGCCCCAACATACTACACAAAGCCCCTTTTCCCGTAGAACACCAGTAATCCCAGAAGTCCTTCCAGTCCTTGACCTTTTCAGCATCAAAGTTTGTAAACAGTCCCAAGAAGCCTAAAAGCAGGTCCCTCTGTTTTGTGTCATACTTATGGGAAAAGTACTTGTGGTCTGTGGCCCATATCCCGAAAGGCTTGAAGTTCTTCCTTAGATCTGTGAGAATCGCAAACTCTATTCTATTCATACCAATAACCTCCCAAGTATCTTGAAGGATCTTCCCGGAACTCTTCTGCTAACTCATTGAACCGCTCTTGTATTTCTGGATAGGTGTTTAACTGTTCTTTCCATTTCTTGAAAATTTTAATTGCTTCCTTTTCAAAAGGCTCGAAAGACATCACTGTCACTTCTCTTCCATACTGGTCTTTAAACTTTATTGAATAATTATCAATCCTTTTAAAATTAGAACACAAGCAGTGATGCCAATCTTGAAATCCATCAGGAAATGCCGAAGTATACACTATGTAGTTTCTCATTATATGGTAACAAACACCTCCCACATATTGTATCTCCGTATAAGAATCTTCATGGAGCAAAACTTTAACCCACGCTCCTTCATTTATCTTCTTCTGTATAGCCTTAATCCACTCATCCATTGTCATTTTTCATTTCTCCTATGATGAATAATAAACCTTGAAAAATTCATCAAAAGACCGACCATCTGGCATTTTGTCAAACCCATGCTTCTTCATCACTTCTATCATTTTCTTTTTATCTGCTTCCCAAGGAACAAGCCAATATTCAATATCAGACCACAAGTCCAGACCATGCTTTACTGTAACTTGGTTGATGTGAGCATCTATTATTTCATCTGGACTGAATGCCATACTATTTCTGTCCAATACTGTCCCATAAGAATCATATGTGTACCACCGAGCATCTATTCGGTCTGCTACATGTTTTTTGCACACAATCCCGGGCGTCAAATGCTCTTCTTTACACGGAGCAAGAAAAAAGTAATTTGCACCACCTACACGCATGTCTACTTCTGGAGAAGCACCCACGCCCAACTCTTGAACAGGCTGCCCAAGCCGGAGTCTTTCTGTTCTACTAGAAAACTTTCCTCCGCTATTCAATATGTGTTCTAACATACGATGGTGTTCTAACTTTGAAACACCCTGGTAATCAAACCTATGGAATAACCGTATGTTCTTTTCTCTTAACTCATCTCCCAAGCCGTCAAACCTATATCGCCGGACATATCCCCTGTCAAAGAAGTTTGTATCACCGGAAGGATTATACCCTTTCAGCTTAGTTACATCCTTGACCCCTAACCGTTGGGACCAATATTCCCTCAACTTCTTTAGTTTCTCCTTCTCATTATCAAGCTTCAAGATCTCTAAAAGTTTCGGCTCATTTTCAAGGCCCCATGCATAGGCGTGCTGCCATAGATACAATATTTCCTCGTACTCTTTGGAAGGGGGCTTTGTACTAATCCCTAGCAAATCCAATTTTTTGAAAGCACTTTCTACATTCATATCATGAAGCAGAAGTTCAACCTCTCCCTGATGAGAGATGGTAAACTCCTTCCCACGGAATATCAGTTCTGAACCATCATCAAAAGTAACCACATATTCATTAAAGTTGTAATTTGGAATAGGAGATTCCATAGAACCTGCGATTTTTGCTTTTCCACTTTTTATATCTTTTACATCATACTTGAGGACTCTTTTCTTGACTTTAAAGGGGAGCTCCTTGACAGCTCCTTTCTTCGGCTTGGGGGCATACTTCTTCAACTTGCCCAATGCCTTCAGGGCCTCTATACTCTCTTTAATTCCAGCTCCTTCATTTACAGCAGTAAAAACACCTTCTATTGCCTCCCCCCATTTAGCATAGTACTTTGCAATGCTTTTAAGTTCTGGGTCAGTAGTTTTAGCAGAGAGTTCTTTTAGTCTTTTAGCAATAGCAGAAGCCTTCTCCAATTTGCTCATATTGAAATTTTTATCTGATTCGTGATAAAGTATACTTTTTGCTGCATTGAGAAAAGGTGTATAAAATTCATCCTTCTTGCTTTCCAGGGTCAAATCCTCTCCCAGAGTAGACCGGAGCCGGTTTTCCAAGCGGATCAAAGCCTTTTCAGTAAGCTTTACTTTCATCCGCAAAAGTTCTTTCCCAGCAGCATCCTCTTCAATCCAAAACAAGGCTGTCAGGTCCTCTATATCCTCAGCATCTACTTTTACAGCTTTTCCTGCCCACTGCGCTTTTTTTATCTCCTTCAACAAAGTCTTCGGATCTAGGGCAAGGGCCTCCTCTTCGAACTCGAACCCTTCTCCAAAAATCGTTTTGAAAAACTCTTCAAAGTCTGTTCTCAAATCAGCCTTTCTCTTCAAGAATTGCTCAATTATCCAATCCTCACTCTCTCCCAAAGCCCTCGCCCTTTCCTTTGCATAAGGCCTGATTATGTCTGCCCATACCTTGTCTGGAATCTGCTCTGCCTTTTTTATGGCCTTGAGCGTAGCTTGGGGGTTCATCTTCAACTTCCCCTTCTTAACTGCTTCATAAAGGAAGTTATATATGGGAGGAGAGGTTCCATAAACCGAATTAGGATGGTAGGTAAGAGAAAGTTCATCCTTGCCTAAGAACCGGCCTGCCTGCCCTTTATCAATCGCAAAAAGCTTGTTTCCTTTCTTTAGGAACTGCCCAGCATGAGCATCATGGTTGCTTATTAACCAATCCACAACGTGCTGCTTTTGAAACCATTCTACTGCTTCATCAGACAAAGTAGTTACATCAGAAGAAATCCCTTGGGCACCTTCCACCCATCTTTGAACAGAACCTATCCTCTTATTGATAGTAGCAATCCGTGTTTCAATAGCATCAGGGTCTATCAACCGGGAAAGTTTATAAGCCATCTCATCTACATAGGCACGGAAAGGCTCCCGGTCAGCAGGCTTGAAAAACCACTTGTTCCCTTCCTTGTCATACACAAAGTAAGATTCGTGGGTAGCACCCACTGGAGCAGACTCTAACTTTTGGGCGAACTCAACTTTCTCCCAGTTCTTATCAACTTCTGAATAGTCATAAAGCTGATAGGTGGGGGTCTTCTGCTCCTTGGGAGAAGGTTTGGGCTTTACTTTTTCCTTTTTCTTCCTACGCAGCCACTTGCGGTATTCTGAATTTACTTCTTTAATTGTTTGGGCTGCTTCATATTTGTCACCAATTGTGATTGTATAAACATCATCTTTAGAAACAAGCCTAAAAGGAGTCTTCACTCCAGCTTTCTTTAAAATTTGAGCAACAACTTTTTCATCTGTATTATCTACCAAGATATTTTTAAAGGATTCTATCTCAAATAAGATAGCATCTATTATGCTGCCCTTTTTGGTAAACTTTTCCCCACCAAATAGCTCCAATGAAACTTTTATATCATTGAAGTCCATTTTGATAGTTTCCAGTTTGTTTAAGAAACCCTTGAACTCTTCCAAAGAAGAAATAGGCTGCGCACCCCCTACCTTTGCAGTTAAAGCTTCAAAAGCCTTAGTCCCCAGGTCTGCCTTCTTCAGGGTATCAATAATAGGCTCAAGGAGTTCTCCTGTAATCAATGCTATTCGGCCTTCTAGGGTAAGGTCAGAGGGCTTCAGCCCTTTCAAATCGTGGTATGATGTTATATAGTTATTCAGTAAATCTGAATCAAGTTCCGACAATAGCTTCTTGAACTCTTTTACAGGAGTCTTTTTGTGCGCATAAAATAGCACATGTTCCAAGTCCTCAGCAACAAGAACATCTTTATATTCATCAGGAGAAGCTTTTACAAGGTTCAGAAACTTCTTAGAAGGAGTTTTGGCCAAATCCAAAAAGTCCCCTTCCCAAGCAACTCCGTCTTCATAGGCCTGGACCAATGTCTGGTAAACCCTTCGCAAGGCCTCTACATTGTTTATCTTGTCCTTGTTCTTTTGGATATATTGAATGGTATCCTTTATTCCAGAATGCCACTCCAAATACTCCTTGAGATCCTGGACAACAGGATTTTCTACCAAGGGCTGTAAAGACAGCTTTCCAAGTTCTTTTTCTACAAATGAAGGTTTCAGAAGTTTGAACAGCTTGGGAACTTCTTTAAAAGAAGGAATAAGATGTCCTAGCAGTTCTACTTCATCATCCCCTATCCAAACACCACCAAAGTAGCCCTTACTATTTAAATATTGGACCCACTCCTTGTTCTTTTGGGCAAGCTTCGCTCTCAACCTTTTAGCATCTTCTTTAGACAGCTGCTTCTTGTTTACCAGATCCTCAATCTCCTCATTAAGCTTGAGGAGTTTCTTCTTTGGTGAAGCCAAAGCTTTCACCCCTTCATCAACAGGGACTTCTACCACAACATTTCCTATTTTGGTTTCCAATTCAGAAGCCAAAGAAGGCACCAAGGGCTTTATCTCTTTAGAAGGCACTTTTCCCAACTCATCCAGCCCCAGTATTTTATTATCAAGAACCATTTTGTTCAGTTCCAGCTTGCCTTCCTTCCAATACCTATACCGGGCCGGGCCAAGAATCCCTCGCACGAAGTCCCCCAGGAGGGACTTCTTCCTTGTCAACTCCCAGCTCCTTCCAGGACTTGGTGATTGGTGCCAATAGACATCTGCAGCGGGGGTGTAAAGGTGGTCTGTCATTAAGAGTAGGGGGATTCTTCTTGAAGTAGAAGACCCTGCCGTCCTTGGCTCCGCATACCAGGCAGGTCCTATCATCCAAGGTCGCCGTAAACTGTACCCCTTTCAGCACATCAGTGTTCTCCTCGTATATCTTGTAGCTCACCGCATTGGATACCCTCTGTATCTCAGTCCTGGCTATTACTTCAGCCTGCTTCCTGATCCTATTGCCTACCAGCCCGCCAACCTTTGCCCCCACACCAAGAAGTCTCCGGGACGCCCTGGCCATGTCTTCTCCCTGGATGATAGCCTGGGTAAGTTCAGACTTCATCAAGTACACCGTTTCCCCGTAGTTCTTCATCATCCTCTCAGCATAGGTCAACCCCCCCAAGGGGGTGTCGATCATCGCACTGACTGCCTCG